CCATAAAGACAAAAGAAACCAAAATCCAGTAGTTGGAAAATGGATGGTTTCATCCAAAATCGCTTGTCAAGTATTTTTAGCTCTTGGTTATATTCCAAACAAGTATAAGAAGAGAATACCAAGTTGGGCTTTCAATGCTGATAAATCAATCAGAAAAGCACTAGTAGAAGGTATTTCAGACGCTGATGGATGCGAAAGACACACTAAGTCTGGACTGTGGTTCTCAACAATCGAACTTTGCAACAAAAATCTTGTAGAAGACATAAAAGAAATATGGCACAGCATTGGACTTTGTAGCGGAAAGATCGGAAACAGAAAAAGAAAAGGTGGACACAACATAACACCAACAAGAAAAATGAAACCAACAGAAAGTTGGAATGTTACAATAAGTCATCGTGAATTACCACAATATGAAAATATTTGGTCAGTAAAACCAGATGGTGTTGAAAGGGTTTATGACATCACAGTAGCTGACGGAAAACCCCATAATTTTGTGGTAAATGGCACCTGCTCGCATAACACGAGAGCGCCTGAGAGGCGGGTATTTTATATAGATGTAGGGCAATTACCTCCTTTTAAGGCTGAAGCATTCATGGATCGTTTGAAGGATCAATTCAGGAAAAGAAAGATAGCAAACAATAGCGGAAGCACAGGAGCAAACCAAGTTGATGAAAGATGGATGCCACCAGCGCAAGACGAAGACTATTGGTTGCCAATCAGGCCCAATAGCGGAACAAGAATAGACACACTTCCCGGCGCTGAAAATCTTGGCGAAATTGATGATGCAGTCTACTTCAGAAACAAACTTCTTACAGCACTCAATTTCCCCAAGAATTATTTCAATAATGAAGATGCAAACGCAACAAGAATTACATTGTCTTCACAAGATGTAAAATTTGCAAGAATGATTGAAAGACTGCAAAGCAACTTTGAGGACGGACTTCTTGAATTAGCAGAAAGACATCTTGCCCTGAGAGGGTATCCTCAAGAACATTATCGTGATCTAAGAATCAAGATGACACCGCCAAGCGATTGGAGAGAACTTTCCCGTGCAGAAGTTGTGAACGCTAGATACGGAAATGCAGGAACTCTCAAGTCTGGACAACTTATGTCAGATTATGACATTTACACGAAAATTCTCAAGTATCATGAGGACGAGGCAGAGGAAATGCTTGCAAGGCTCAAGATTCAAAAGCTTGAAGACCTAAAGCTACAAGTTCTCGCACAAAACCCACAACTTCTTGGAGTTGGAATACCGGGACAAGAAGAAGGTCAGGAAGGTCAGGAACTAGGAGCGACAGCAGGAGGCCCAAGTGCTATGCCAGAACCGGGTGGACAACCACCTTCTGGCCCAAGCCCCGAAATGCCAATGCCAACAGGAGGAGCAGCAGCAAAAACAGAGGGAGAACAACCTGCCAACATTCCCGATCCAACTGAAGATGAAATAAAGAAGTATGACCTAGAACTACAAAATTATGACTATGAATCTGATATTGAAGACATAGATTATAGCGTTGGTGATAAATGAAAGTAGCAATATCACAACTTGCTAATATTGCAATGAGAAATCGTGAACTAGTGCAAAGTTCACTTAAAGTTGGATGTATGTATTGTGGCAAAATTTATGAGTCAAAAGAAATAGTTGAATACACAGATAACCAAAAAACCTGCATATGCCCTTATTGCCATGTTGATGCCATTATAGCCGATAAGTCAGGCTACGAACTCAATGAAAAGTCTCTTGAATCTGCCCACAACTATTGGTTCAAAAAGAAATAAACTAAATAACAGGATATTTCAAAATAGTTTCAGTCAAAACACTTGACCTCATGCCCTTTGACTCATTGCCCACAATCGAAATAGGAACATCTGTTGGCAATGAAGCTCCTGAAAACATCTTTGTGAAAAAGTTTCCACCCAAAATCATATAATAAAACCAAGTTGGAACAATATCTTTCAACAAATATGAACCACCAAGATCATATCCACATTTTCCATATATCCACTTTACAGATTCAGTACAATAAAATTTTGATGAATCATTGAAATTAAAGTCATAACTTGGATCAGAATCCAAAAATTCATATATGCTTTTCTTAAAACAACAATCATCTTTTTCTGTTCTGTTTTTCAAACGATAAACACAAAATTCTGTCATTTTCCAATCATCAAACCAATCTATCAAACGCAACTTCCTTGTTCCCCAATCAGAAACATCTATTGCGTAAATATCTTCATCCTCTACCAACAAACAAGTTCCATGTGAATATGGAGAATTTGTGAAGTATTGAATCAACTTTGAAAATGGTATGCCAAAAGGGCCGGGAACATCTGCTGAATTATAAACAATGTCTCCTGTTTTAACAGGAAGAGACTTCAATACACTTACTATTTCTTTTCTTTTTTCATATAATGGTCCTAACTTTATCATTTGAATCCTTAATTTGATGTGTAACCATCAGCAGAATTAGGATATAACTCTTCGTCATCAATAGGCTTTCTTCCATCAAGACCTCCCAATCCCTCGTCATCATTCATTCCACCATGATGCTTTCTACCTATATTTTGAAATGAGTCCAACTTATAATCATTCAAAATTTCCTTTATTTCAGGCTCTGTTCTATGCTGATTCAAAAAAGCAACAACCTCTTGTGGCTTTACCTCTATCATCTTCCTGATTGCTTTTTTCACAACCTCAATTGCACTAGCAGACTTTGAATCCATATCATCTTTTTTGTTATGAATTGGTTCATGATCATATGATGCCAATTCCTTCAAATTTAAATATTGGTGAAATGTTTTCATTTATATTTCCATTTTTACAATTTGTTGCATACTTATATATTGAGCGTAAATAAAAAACAATTGTGCGGCGTGAAATATTGGCTTGAAGTATAAATACTGTCATTAGCAAGCACAGAACCGCATGAAATGTTAGAACCTTATAACAGAGGGAGTCACTTGATTATGAAGAGAAAACTTATTTCTTATGATCTTTTCAACACGCTTCAGGAAAGATCGCTTTCTACAGTTGAGCAAGAACTAATTGAAGCGGAAGATGTGCTTGCAGCAGCCCTCGATGTTGATGGCTTGGAACTTTTTACTTTTAGTGAATCTGATGTTACATACAAAACACCAGATGATAACTTCATTCACGCAACATACACAGTAACAGACAACCAAGTCATTCTTGAAGACATACAAGAACTTATCGTTGATGAAGACAGCGAAAAGCTGTCTGCAAGAGAAAAAATCAGCAACATGATCGACAGCCTTCTTGAAAATGACAATTCATCAGCAGAAGAACTTTTCGAGTCCTACATGAGCCTTCCTTCTGTTAGGCGTGGAATCAGTTTCAATGAAGCAACTGATCATGGATCAAAGAAAAAGTCTCCTCTCAAGGGTCGCAAACAAAGCCCAGCAGCAATTGCAAAGAGAACCCGTGCTAGAGACCTTGCCATTTCCAAGATGACACCAACAGACAGAAAAAAACTCGGACGCAAGAAAAACAAGAACAAGGCAAAGTTCTACCAGTCTAAGATGATGCCAAAGGCCATGAAAGAATGGTCACAGGTATGCGAAAATGTTCTTGGATACGCTAATTTCCTCAATAATGGCTCTGTTATCAATGAAACAGCAGTAAAAACAGACGATCATGGCGATGTTTCAGCAGTTGCAATGCCAACAAGCAAGGCAAAGAAACAAGGAAAAGTTCTTACCATGGGATTCAAGACCATGGATACAGAACTAAAGGTCATTCGTGGAAACATGAAGAATGTAAGCGAAGATCAAACATTCATCAAGGCTATGGCCGATCTCAAGAGATATAACAATGTCAGCGACAACTCTTCTCTTGAAGAATCACTAGAGGCAATCGTTTCATACTGGCCAGACATTCTATTCGTAACAGAAGAAGAACTGGCACAGCAAATCAACATTGCATTGTCCACAGCAAATGTCGGCAACTATGACAATGACACTTGCACATTCATGGCAGAAGCAATTCTCAGAACAGCCCACAATGCGTACACAGACAAGGTTCGCAAAATTGCAAGCCTCGCTGGAGCAACTTCTGATGTAACAGCAGAATCTTCTGATTGCGAAGACGCATATCGTGAGTTTTCAGTTGTTTCAGCAGACCTTTTCAACAAGCTAGATGAAAACAATGAACTTGAAGTCCGCATATTCGGTGACCTATACAACGCCCTTCACAGCGTTTACAAGATTGCTGAACACACAGGAGATGAAGGAACTAGGATCGAAGTTGCAGACATGATGCGTGAATGCTACGCAATCATCAACTCAGCAAGACTACCAGATATGGAACTTGCAGAATCAATAGCCAATTATCTCTCAGACCTTCTTGAATCAGATGATTCAGAACACTCTGACAAGGGATGGGATCATGGAGTGGAAGTTGACGAACTCGGTGACCACCCAATGACCAAGTGGAATGCAAAACAATCAGGCATTCCCTCCAACAACCTCGGAGGATGGAAGGACGCAGCACCAGTTAGCGATGGCAAGTCATATCACGGACACTCCGATGAAATGGGACACAATGCACTCGCAAATCACGGCAAAAACACTTGGCCAAATATCAACAACCCAATTCATCCCAAGTCAATATTCCCCAAGATGAAGGAAAAGTCTGTTGTTGACGAAGACGGACTCGCAACTTTGCAAAAGGACACTTGGCCAAATCTTAGCAACCCAATGGCACCAAAACCCATTTTGCCAAAACCAGTTAAGTAATAAAGGAGTATAAATGGAAAACCAGTTCCTCTTAGTTGATTGCTGCAACAATGGAGGATTTGCTATGAACCTCAATGAGTCAGTCTCCGACAGGGGACTGACCAAGTTCAGAGGCAAATTCCAAGAAGCAGAAGCAGTCAATAAAAACAAAAGAATTTATCCTCATTCTGTTCTTGATGAAAATGTCAAGAAACTAATGCCTATTATCCAAAATCGTGGTCTGATCGGTGAACTTGACCACCCCACAGACTCAATCATCCACTTTGAGAAATGCTCGCACATAGTGACAAAACTATGGTGGGAAGGCAACAACCTCATGGGAGAAGGTGAAATACTCAACACACCTCATGGAAAAATTCTCAAAGCACTAATTAATGATGGTGTCCGTGTGGGCATCTCTAGCCGTGGAGTAGGAAACGGAAGAAGCGACGAGAATGGAATCCTTGTGATTGGCGAAAGCTACAAACTCATCACCTTTGATGCTGTTGCTGACCCAAGCACACACTCTGCATTTCAGGAGAAAGTGTCGAGTGGAAAGAAAGAAAGTTATTTGCCAACTGCCAACAATGCAGAAATTTCTAAAAATACTCCTAAAAATGAAAGCAGGAGCATACATAAAGTCAGAAAAGATGCATTATTGGCTTGCTTAGGCGGCATCATCGATCAGAAAACAAGAAACATTACAGCGAGGTTAGGCTAATGGATAAGATTGTTGAAGCATTGAAGAATCTCCTACCGGAGAATGAAGTTAATGAAGTCGCTAACGCCGTTGGCGAAATTCTTGAACAAGCCAAAGATAGGCTTGAATCAGAATACAACCAAAAACTAGAAGAAGCCTACGCCGAACTAACAGGCGAATTGGCTGAAGCCGAAAAGATTGCAGAACAAGGCTACGAAGAAGCCTATGCAATCATCGGTGACCTTCGCAATCGCCTTGAAATACAAGGCCAAGAATACAAGGACGCTCTTGAAGAAGGTTACGAAGAAGCATACCAGATGCTCAAGGCCGAAAGAGCCAAGAATGAAAATATCGAAGTTGAAATGTACGAAGAATACGACCAGAAACTCGCTGAGATGAAGGAATACATCGTTGACAAAGTCGATCAATTCCTCCAACTCAAGGGACACGAAATCTACGAGCAAGCTCGTCGTGATGTTCTCTCAGACCCAAGACTTGCAGAACACAAGGTGGCACTCGACAAGATCGTCAACATCGCTTCAGGCTATATGTCAGACGATGACTTCGGTGGCGTTAACAATGAAAGACTTGAAGAAACCACCCGTGAACTTGAAGCAATCAAGGGCCAGATGAGAATCCTTGAAGCTAGGAACATCCGAATCAGCACCGAAAACACAAAGCTGAATGAGGCTGTTCGCCAAGCACAAGACCTTATCACAGAAAGCCGTAGAGTTGTATCAAAAGAAAGAAAGGCAAATGTCCTTACAGAACAGAATGAAAGAGCGCAGAAAGCGAAGAATGTATCGGGGAGAGGTAATTTGTCCAGCGATAATGTTGTTATTTCGGAACATAACAATGCAACCGCAGGAAATTCTGACATGGATCAATTGTTGATCCTGTCGGGTCTGAAACAAACCAAGTAACTCCTTTTAGCTTAAAGAATAGGAAAACATATGAACGCTAATTCTAGATTTTTGAACGAGGCTAGGGAGCTAGAAACTCGTTGGAAGCAGACCGGACTCCTTGAAGGCATTCAAGATCGCTATGTCCGCTCCGCTACCGCAGTTCTGCTCGAAAACCAGAGACTTATGAATGAAGTCTCAACCGATACTGGCGATGTCGCTCAGTTCAAGAGGATTTCAATTCCCCTTGTTCGTCGTATCTATCCCCAGCTTATCGCCAACAAGATCGTGTCTGTTCAGCCACTTCTCGGCCCAACAGGCTTGGTCTACTATCTCCGCTTCCGATACTCATCCAACAAGGGTGCTATCCGTGGCGCTGACAACAATGGTGGATTCCCCGGTGATGATGCCAACTCACTCATGCAGAAAGCCGATGGTACTGCCAACCTCGACATCTTCTACACCAGCCAGTTCGTGCAGAACGAAACTTCTAGCACAGACGCTGGCGCTGGCCTCACATCTGTCTTCTCTCCTCTTGAACACACTCCTGTTCTCGCAGGAACAATGACAGGAACCATCTATGATGGTGGAACAGCTATCCAGACCTTCACAGTTTCCGCTGCTGGCGTTTTCGCATTCAGCGATATCGGCTCTCCTTCGCCTAAGTGTACTGCTGGTAGCCTCAATACCACCACAGGCGAACTCACACTTACTTGGAACGCCGCTCCCGGTTCAAATAATGTGGTCTGCTCCTATGAGTACAATATGGAGTGCAATCAAGACCTTCCTGAGATCAACCTTGTCGTTGAATCAGAAGAGATCGCTGCTAGAACCCGTAAGCTCAAGGCTGTTTGGTCTTATGAAGCACAGCAAGACCTCCGCTCACAGCACAACCTCGACGCTGAAGCTGAGTTGACCGCTGTTCTCGCTCAGGAAATCAACCTCGAAATCGACCGTGAAGTGTTGGGCGACCTCCGCAACAACGCCGGTACTGTCTCTGCTTGGGACTTCAACACCGCTCTTGGCGAAACCATCAAGGAAAAGTACGAAAGCCTTTATGTTAAGGTTGTCGAAATTTCCAATGTCATCCACAGGAAGACACTCCGTGGTGGCGCTAACTGGATCGTCACCAGCCCCGAAGTTGCTTCAATCTTTGAAACAGCTACCGCTGGCTTCGCTCCCGCTCCTTCCGAAACCTTCACCTCAAGCCTTGGCATCCAGTATGTCGGCACCGTGAACAATCGCTGGAGACTCTACAAAGACCCCCTCTTCCCAAGCAATCAGCTTCTCCTTGGCTACAAGGGAGATAGC